CCCGTTTCTTCCTGCGACGCGCCCTACTCGCCCTCTTGCTAATGCCGTAACTGTTGCAATCTGCAATAACTTGATTCGACCCTTTAGCCTCAGCATTGCGCTGTCCCTTGCCGTAGTGCCTGTAGGCTTCCATCAATTGGCTATCTTTGCCTTCAAGAACTTCCTCATATTCCTTGATTCGATGCTCGGCCATTGACAATACTGTTTTCATATGTGCTGGTTGCACATTATATAGAGTGAGAACGTCACTAATTTTTGGCTCACCCTTGAATTCATTAGTAGTAATAAACTCATCAAATTGACCTTCAATTTCTCCTGCGGCTTCTCGTGCCTTTTCAGCAAGACGATCCTGGATGTTGGGTGCCTTAAACTTAGGTTCTTCTTTTACATTCTCCTCCACTGCTGGGGCAAGCATGCTGGCATCCTTGGGCATCTGCGCTTCACGCAAAGTAAGCATAATTGAACGCAGGGTATTGAATCGAAGACTCAGGCCGGCTCTACCGGCTCTAACAGCGAAGCCAATGGTAGGAGAAACACGTATATCACCACTCTTAATGGCGGCGGCCAATCTTTGCCTGCGTGGGTTACGTTCAAGAAATTGACTAAGCCAGGAATAAGATGTTTTATAGTCCTGCGTGGCATTATACCAGTTTAGGGCTCGCATCAGTTCCAGAGTATACTGGCTCTTAGTCCAGTTGGCCTGTTCTTCAACAGCAGGGTAAGTGGGTTCGTCGCCTGTGTGCTTGGCATCGGCACCACGATTGTGTATCGTTTTTGCAGGATCTGCAAAGCGCCAGGCAATCTTGCCATGTTCGATTGATTTTGTAGTTCGTTTCATTTTAATATTCCGCTTCTACTTCGTTTTGATTATTTACACGGACGAAGATTTTAGTAAGAGATGTGCCAGTTTTGCTGTCAGCATCAGGATACATTATATTATATACAAATTCTCCGCCATTAGTAACGCCTAGAAATTCACTAGACAGTACCATGTCATCTGGATAGCTCTTACGCAAAAGAGATTCCAGAGTAAGCGAATTCAAAAAACTACAGCGGCGCAGGGTATCTACTGTGATCATTATTCTTCCTCGGTTTGAAGATAATCATTGTGGCGAGCAAATTTTGCAACCTCTGACTCGCTCATCCAACCCAGTGCATCACGAGCAAGGGTTTCCCAATCAATAATGCCCTGCTCTGCCAGATCTAGCACTTCGGAAGTTACAGGACGACTTTCACGGTGACTAAATGTAAACATTATTTCTGCTCCATAGCATATTCAAACAGGATCCACTTGGCACGATTCAATGCCTGACGGATGTCTTCAGAAACGTTAAAATCAATTTCTGGACTTCCAGATATTCCAACTTGCCCGTTACCATGCAACAGCATTTCCTGACAGTCACTCATCAGACTTGCCGCATACATAGCAGGACCTGAAAAACGGAAAGTAAGACTTTGTTCTACTGCTTCACGCATTTGGGCTTCGGTACAACCATACATGCGAATTTCTCGTTTCTGTTGCTCACTAAGTGCTTCGTAGATTGAAGTAGCCATCGAATGCTCCGTGTCGTTTACCATAATGCTAGTATAGCACTTTTGGTATTTTCTGTCAATTATTGAGTATTTTTGGGAATTCGGTAGGTAATGCCCTGAGCAGTGAACACTTTGGTTATACCCTCAGACTCGTAATCCTGCTCAAGTAGACGCAGATTTTTACGGTCCTTGACAATGGGATTATCAAGTTTTACTACAATGAACTTTTTGCGAAAGGTCACATATACGCACTTTGCCGCATATACTTCTGCCAATGCCAGACGCATACGTTCTGCCCGAAGTTTTTCTGTATCACTGTAGTGAGATGACGCCGCAATGCTTTTCATTCTAGCATCCAGATAAGCAGCTACTTTGAAATAGCCAGCGTCTTTAGTTTCTAGTTCTAGAGTTTTCATCGGTCACTCCAATGTTTCAATATTCGTATATTACACTATATCCCATTTATTGTCAATTATTGGGCATTTTTGATTCTTGTATCATTGAATAATAGGTAAATACTAGATTATGCCAAGACTTAGTTTATGGAAAAACGAAAAAACCAATGACTTCCATTTTATGGACAAGGTCATTAGGGAACAATTTTTAGTGGGCGGTACTGCTGTACTTGTCCACAAGTACAGTAAACCTGCTGATCAGGGCCCAAGTGATGATGCCACCAAGCCACATTATGCCGCTGATGATATACTAAACGAAACCAAAATACAAGACCTATTGTTTCTGGAGAATAGAGATCGCATATACGACCCTGATATTTACGAACTTCGTGGCGTTTACAATGTGGGTGATCAAGACTTCGATCTTACACAATTTGGTTTGTTTTTAAGTGCTGATACTATCTTTATCAGTTTCCATATCAACGACATGGTAGAACGCATGGGCAGAAAATTAATGGCTGGTGATGTCATCGAGCTACCCCATGTGCGTGACGATCTATTGTTGGATCAGAGTAAGCCTGCTGTTAATAAATTTTATGTCATACAAGATGCCAGTAGGGCGGCAGAAGGCTTTAGTCAAACATGGTATCCACACATTTGGCGTATCAAAGCTAGTCCAATGACTGACGCACAAGAATACAGAGATATATTGCAGAAGAAATCAGACAATGGTGTAGATACACTCAAAGATGCTCTAAGCACTTACCAAAGAGAATTAGAAATCAGTAACGCTATCATTGAACAGGGTGAGAGCCTCGCGCCCACTGTACTTGATGAAAATGCAAACATTATACAAGATATAACCAAAAATTATCAGAAGTCGGATTATGAAACATACAATCACGGTGAGCCGATAGCCAGCGGTCTCAGCTTCCCATTGAATCCGCGACAAGGTGATTTCTTCTCACGTATCGATTATACACCAAATGCGCTATTCGTTTATCGTGGAACTCGTTGGCAACGAGTTAGCGTTCAAGACGGACCAATTGACGTCAGAGATCGTGTGCTTAATGCGGCACCGTTTATTAATAACAGCAATACCACTGTTATTGGCAATCAAGAAATGCCAGAAAAACAAGCTCTCAGTCAAGTTATTAGACCAAAGGCAGACAAGTAATGCAATATTTTTACGATAATCAAATAAGAAGATACTTAACTCAATTCATGCGTCTACTTGGGGAGTTTAGTGTTAAGACAGGTAAAGATCGCAACGGTGTAGAATCATATATCCAGGTTCCTGTACGTTACGGTGACATCAATCGTATGGCCGCACACATCATGAAGAATCAGAGTGAAAACGCAATTAATACTGTACCTTTTATCAGTGTGTACGTCACAGACCTACAATTGAATGCCGAAAGAAGACACAACCCCACACATATAAACAAAGTTCAAGTGTTTGAGAAGAGGGTTGATCAGGTCACCGGAGAATATATAGAAGGCGAAGTGGGCAACACTTATACAGTGGAGCGTTACATGCCTGTTCCTTACGATCTTACAGTACAAGTTGACATCTGGACCAGTAATACTGAACAAAAATTACAATTAATGGAACAACTGTTAGTATTGTTCAATCCTAGTATCAACCTTAAGACTAACGACAATCCTTTTGACTGGACAAACTTAACTTATACAGAACTAGTGAATGTGGTATGGAGTGTAAGACAAGTACCGCAGGGAACAGATGATATCATTGATGTTGCTGCATTAAATTTTACATTGCCCATATTTTTAAATCCACCTGCCAAAGTCAAGCGTCAAGTTCTTATTCATACTATATTGAATGAAATCAAGAGAATGAAAGGCGATGAAATAGAGGAGTGGGTGCCCGGAGATCCTGTACCAAATAAACAATGGGTAATTGTTACTTTTGAAGACCTAAAGTTACAGGTGAAAATAGAGGGAGACAGGGCAACACTACTGAACAAAGCCGGTGGTAGCGTTGACGATTCAGGAGACCAGATGAGCTGGGAAGAAAAATTAAAGCCCTATGGTGAGTTAAGACCGGGCATAAGTCATCTACGTTTACGCAGAGGTGACGATCCTTCAGATAGCACTAACGATATTATAGCTATGATTCAATCACGTGATCCTTTACAAAAAGACATAGCTACAATGGATGTAGATGAAAATAGTTTAACGGGAACAACCGTA